TAGCATCGCCGGGATTTGCGCCGGGTAATGTTCGTACCAGTCTTGCGGCATTTGGGTCTAGAATATCCTTTATGTTTACTCGATTTGGATCAACAACTAAACGGTTTTGTACAATACTCTGTACATTCTCCACACGGGTACGAAGGAGCCAATCCTGATATCTTTGCAGAGGCATAAGCAAGTCATATAGAGAAGACCCAAAAGTTTTATGTGCATCATACTGTCCCTCCCCATGAATAATTGGAATACTCTCATGCGGATAAGGCGAAGCATCAAACTGAACCACCACATTCTCATCCACCACAACAATCCGATACAGACCAAAAGGTGCTGGGATATCCAAACGGCGGGGGTCCATAAAAACATAAAGAGTGTTAAGAACGTGTGCAGTACCCAGACCAAAATAATTTTTATAGTCTGTTCCATAGTTACCGGGCATGGTGGGGTCCACACTCTGTTCACGTATGGTATCTTTTAAGAATTGATTTGAGGTCCAAGACAGTGAAGGTCTTGCATCGTTTATCCGTTCAAGGTTGTCGTAATGTCCACGCCTATACAAAGCTGTAAGGCTGGCCCATGTTCGATATCCAGTAAAGTCTGCTTCATGTCTATTCTGTGCCGTGACACGAGGGTCAGGAAAATAAGACCAAGGGTCAATGTTGACAGGTACGTTACCGTCCTTGCCATAAAAGTTTGCGACAGGTGCCATTCCATAACGATTGTTGTCCAAGAAGATTTGGTACAACCGCTGTTCATATCCGACCCGCCTCATATTGTGGTGAAGCCGCTGTTCTAAAATCCTTGCAGATTTACGGCTAGTGTCTCGGCTTGTGGGTTCAATACGAAAAGGTGGTGCGCCACCAAAAATCGCTAGATTGTAAGTGCAAATAGTATCACTGATTGACCGGGAGTATGGTGTTTTAATCTGGTCTATTATTCGGCCACTAGAATAGTTTTGTCTGTTTTTTCTCTTGCTATCATCAATCACTCTAGATGGAACAAAGATATCATGTGTGACTTCTGCATCTTTCCAGTAATCATACCTCTTAGACATGCGGTCATAGCTTAAATCAAAGTGAGCATGAACAAAGTCTATGATTTTCTTTTCTGTTTCCTTATCCAGAAACTTAGCCGCATTCTCGCGTTCAACCAAAGCACTACCAACGAAATCCGCGCCAGTCGGAACTTCTGAAGATACCACCACAGCGGATTCCCGAACATCGGCCATGCTCTCCACCGCGTCAGGTTTTGGGTTAGATAATCTATCATATTCGGCGGCAATAACTGCATCGTTCACCATGTCCCTACGAATATCGCTTCGCGCATTCTGTAGAGCCTCTACCGGGTCTACCTTTGGTCCTAAGTCATTTGGACCAGCTTCTTGCATACGTTTAGTAGCAACGTTGTCTGAAATTGTGTCCGTGGATTGTACAAGTGAATTAACCCCGGACTGGTCGCCTTTACCACGATTGTCGTGTGCCATGTCTAAACCTTTAAATTTCTGCGGGGAGCGAAGTGCGTCTGGTCGCTCTTTGCCATAATAGCCAAACCCTGCTTTACCTTACCCTTCGGTTTAACTGTAGGGCGTTTTGGTTGCTTGATTTTCTTCATGTGCGCTTCTTCTTTTTCTTTGTCTTTGACTTCTTATTAAGAACATCAAAGTCCGCCCTAGTGATTTTATTGCGAGGCGGAGCTATCCGAGCTAGCTTTTTTTGCTTGGTAGTATAAGGCATAGACATCTCCAGACACAGACATAGACACGATATTACAATAAAATAATGTGTCTGGCTAGTACTATCAAAGCTCTCCAACACCCCGGACATTATTCAAGTCCACATCTGCAAATGCTTGGGCTGTCATCATCGGCATTGCAGAAGCGGCCAGAAACAAAGCAGTGACTGTATCATCATGAAAACCGCGTGGGGCTTCATATCTAATTCTTCCTGTTGGAGTGATGGTATATGTATAGGCTTCTAACTCAGCCCAGATTGTTGCAGTGTCGTGACTAGGGTCCAAACTCTGACCGGGCAGGGGTATCTGTACACAACCTTCTTCTATAAGAAGCATAAGGTTCTGTACCATTTGGGTCTTCCTATCGTTAGTAAACTTGACCGGCTCAATCACCAGACCCTTACTTACAAGGTTTTCATAGATGGGGTCACCAACACCCGTAGCATCCAGTACCACCTTGCCTCTGTACCTAGAGCAGAAATGTTCTATGCGTTGGCTTATAATTGTCCAATCAAGCTGATTGAACCTGTCATATCCTATAATATTGTTGGAATTGTCTATGGCTACTAGACATGTAAAGTCTGTATGTTTTGCCAAGTCTATACCTACACGACAGTTATCTGCCTGTGGTATAAGTTCAAGCCCTTCGCTCCTAGAACGCATCTGGTCAAGTCCACGAAACACCGCACCGCCTGTGTCCATAAACTCGGCTTCAAACTCTTGCTTGAACATGTCGGCTGGCAACTCTTCTTTCAGCCGGTCTAGTTCCTCTGGAGGTATGAAGGGGTTAGTCTTGGTTGGAAACCTATAACTCTTCCAAGGATTAGGCTTACCCTCTGCCGTCTCTGGGTTTAGGCCCCTAAGAAAAAACTTATGAAAGGCGTTTTTTCCTTTGGGTGTTCCCATGATCCACGCCCAACCCGCCCTGTCTAGCAACATCGCCGCTACGGGACCAGACCAAACTTCGTCTAAGTCAGATATGAAGCCAGCCTCATTAAGAATAACACCGTCATACTGGCCACCACGTAGGTTATCCGGTTGGTCCGCAGAAAAGAACGTCACCTTATCGCCGTTTATCAGCCGAACTTCCATAGGCGGTGTCTCAACCACCTTCTTAACTAGGCCGCCGCTCTCGGCAAAAGCGCGAAACACGCGGAAACTTTCTTTACCCTGCGGATTATAGACCGGGTTTAGCCAAGCATACATCTTGCCGCCACGATTACTGGTATGTGTGAGGCTGTGTGAAAGTATCTTGATAGAAGCTAGGTGGTCTTTGCCCCAACGTCTGCCGCAAACCATAGTGATAAAGCGGTGAGGGTCCTCTAACACTAGCTGTTGGGTGTGGTGGGCCTCAAAAGTTATTTCAGTTGTCATTGTGGTCCACTATATCTGGGCGATTAAAGGAAATAGTATTCACTTTCTCCGCTTGGCCACGGCGTATACCGTCCACAGATGAAGTAATGTTCTCTAAATCCACATTAGGTCCGGTTTGATTTATAGTTATGGCTACTTTACCGGAGCCAAACTGGTTTTGTTCCCCCGACATTGTAACTGGGGCCTGATTAGGTAAGCCCTTCTGTAGTATTAGTTTGAATAATTGTAGCTGACCGTCTGTCATGGCCACTTCTTCTGGTAACATAAGCTGAACAGTACCGTTTGAGCCGTAAACACGCTCTGGATTTGCAGTCATAAACTTGACTAACTTGTCAGCCACCTCTGGTAAGTGCTGATATATGCGGTCTATGAACTGTCTCTGGTTGCCAAGAAAGGTTGGATGCTGGAGCATCATGTCCTCTTTCTCAATCAAAGCTAGTTCTTGCTCCAACTCCACCGCATTACGTAGGTGTTTTGGAACCGGTTTATCTATTCTTCGCGCCATATGTCTAGACCCCTGTCATCATTATAATAAAAATAAAAAAATAATCACCATTTTTCAAGTAATCTTTCTAAGCCCTCAAAAACTCATGCATGAGGTTCACACGTACACGCAGATTTTTTGGAACCGAATCCGGGGGTCCGACAGTGTCTTGGCACAGTGGGCCGTGGGCGGTCAAATTGACGGGGCAACGGTCTGTCAGACCGGCGGGTGTCTCGCAAAACATCAGGCGTTGCGCGGATTACAGCCTGTCTGAATTCAGACTGTGTCACATTGTGTGTCACATTGTTTGCATGTCTGCCTGTCTAGGGCCTGTCAGCCTGTCGGAAGGTCAGACTGTGGCGGTTTACCGGTCCAGACGGTGGATTTTTGGCCACACGGGCGGTGCATCCAACATTCGTTTAAGCAATGATGAAAAGTGCAAGTTTTGAACAAAATCATCTTTTTTTGCACTTTACGTCATTTAAATGTTGATTATGTCTGTGTCTGCCCCCATATTGAAAGGGACAGGAATTTTTTGGAGATTTTCGGCTCAGACTGCCTAGCCACCAGACCCGCTCAGACCCCAGCACCATTAGGACGAGCTTTGATAGCAACAAATAAAATGGCACTAGACCATGCTTACGCTGACGGGGATTACTGAGACAACCAGACTGGGTTATGTCTGGCCAAAGCTGATAGTGGGATGTGTATCCCGCCTGATGATTGCGAAAGCATGAAATCAGCAACAGACACAGACAATGTAACGGAGAAAAGTCATGGCATACTTTTACGCAACACCAAAACAGCGTGGTCCATCAATGAGCATTTATTCCAAAGCAAAGAAAATTTCAGATATTGGGCCAGCACTGGCACGAACCAAATCTGCATTTCCTGACAGCTTAAAGAATGGTGACAT